CCGTGAACCTACGCTCAGGGCTGGTTACCGCTAGTGCGGCATCAGCACCGCCTTGTGTCTGCATTTTATGCCTCCAATAGGCCTAGGGTTGCGTTCATCAAAGGATACCTAGGCGAAGTCGCAGGCATCTGGTCGATCAATACCATAAGGTCTCCACCCCCCTGATCCCAAGCAGTGGCGGACGACCCTAGTTCTACCTGGGCGGCTGCAATACGCGTCTCCACGGTGGAAGCCGAGTACATCGCAAAGAAACCCAGGTATGCACCTGCTGGAGGAGTTCCAGTCAGGGAGAAGCGAGTCCATGTGTTGGTCACAGCAGCAGACCCACTTGTGGACGACAGATACACGTTGTACTTGTCGTACCAATCGATGGCGGTTGTCATTGTGAACGACGAGTTACCCTTGAGGTAAACCGAAGCTGTAATGGCTTCGCCTGGAGTGCATGTAAACTTCTTGTCCGCGTCCCAACGAGCTGTAGACGTGCCCACACGGTTGTACCATCGTACGGACTGCCAGCCTGGACCTGCGGCTGTTGGCCAATCGGCCACCCAATCTGCTGTACCCGCATCGAAATACAGAGCACGGTTTTGCATGGGTTCCATGTTGCACGAAGCAGCATAGATTGTTAGCTTGTTCTTACGTAGCGGGTTGATCAACCGGTGAGGACCCGGAATGTGACGGGTGTGAAGAGCCTGGAGCCAACGATAGTCGGCTTCATCCAGGTAATCCATCGTCAGATCGATATTCGTCTTCACACCCGTGACGTCCATAGTCCTAGCACCGTTGAGACCCTGATGAACCCCACCGTAACGAACCTCGGTGATGTTGATCCCCGTCTCCGGGGTCACCAGTTCACGGAGGTCACCAGGGGGACCCAAGAGCCAGGAAACCATTAACGCCTCTCATTCCTACGGTTAGTACGGTTCACCAAGCGGGTTACACCGTTGGCGTCTAGTTCAACAGACCAGCCTTCCAGGGCACTGGCCACCTTGTCACCGATAGAGCCGAAGCCCTCGGAAGACACAGCAGCTTCAATGTCCATAGCGTTCTGGGTCTGTCCCATGACGTCCTCAATCGCACGAAGCGCTGTAGGAGCACCCTGTTCCATACCCTTAGCCCAGTCTGTCATCAAGGCCTTACCCGAGTAGGTGGTGTATCCCGTTCCGGAGAACGGACCAACCTTGGCAGGAGAGAACGGGAAGAAGTCTCGTACGGCATTGACCACAGATGCGGCCTTATCCTTGGCGGCCTGGATCATAGACCCAATACCGTCAATGAAGCCCTGGATCAACCTTCGACCCGACTCCGAGAGAATCTTGCCCGTGTCACCAAACGCACCCAGGATTCGAGCAGGCAAGCCCAGGAAGAACTCTACGGCCAACTTCAGCGCGCCTTCGATAACTCCGAGGAGAATATCCAGGGCACCCTTGGCCATTGTCTTCAGGCCTTCCCACATCTTGTCCCAGTCGCCTGTGATAAGACCCGTGAAGAACGTGATGACACCACCGATGAAGTCAAACGCACCCGCGATGATGTCCTTGATCGGGCCAATGACAGCGGTTACGATGTCCAAGAACGACTGGAATGCGGGGATCGTCTTGTCGATGATCCACGAAACAATGTCGATGAACGGTGGAATGAACTCGGTGAGCTTTTCGATCACGCCTACCAGTACCGGCACGAGTGCCTTTACTGCGTCAACCAGAAGCGGCAGAACTTCCTCTGCCAGCCTCAGGAAGTGCGGCATGAGCTGAATCAGGATGTCGATGATGGCCTGGAATATCACGGCTGCCAGTTCGATCAGCGGTGGAATCAGCGGCATGAGGGCCGCAACCAACTGAACGATAAACTGGATCAGTGCGTCGATCAATGGCATCAAGACGACAAGAGCCTGCAACAGCGCAGCACCAACTACTTCTGCGAGTTGGGTGAATAGGCCCACCAGCGGTGCAATGAGAGGCTGGATAGCCGTCAGAGCTGCTAGCAGGATGGTACCCAGGATCTTCGCCACGACCTCCAGCAGAGGAGCCAGAGCCGTTAGGGCTCCGTCTACCAACTGGAAGAACACCTCAGCCAACTGGGTAAACGCGGGCATCAGGGCATCAATGATCGGAACCAGTGCCTTGAGTGCGTTGCCCAGGAGATTGAAGATCACCTCAGACAGAATCGTCAGAGCAGGCATAAGCGCTACCAGTGCATCTCCAAAACCCTGTAGGAGATTGGAGATAGGCCCACCCAGAATGGTCATAGCCTGTAGGCCTGCACCAAAGAGCTGGGTAAACACGTTCAACAGCGTGCCTGTGACTTCTGCCAACCCTTCGATCGCCTTGGCGAACGTGCCTGAAGCCACGGCAGAGTTGATCATCTGCTCAAAGGAGTTGGTGAATTCGTTGATGACATTGCCTAGCTCTCCGAAGAGCTTGGAACCCTCGCTTGCAAGGGTCAGCAAGATCCGGGTGAACGATTCAATGCCGGGCTGGATCTGGGTAAAGAACTTGCCGGTGTTGGCGAGGAAGACCTCAATCTGTTCCATCCCCTTGGCAGACGTCACTACGTTCGTGAACCCCTGAGCAAGGGAGATAAGCCCCTCAGCGACCTGGTTAAGCCCCGTTTCCAGGACTGGGAAGATCGTGTTGAGCTGCTGGAAGACCGGAGTCAATCCCTTTTCGAACGTCGCAGACAGCGACGCCTTAAGCTTCTCGATGGAAGGTCCGAATACTTCGGCTGCCTTCTTGATACCGTCCATACCCAAAGCAACAGCCGCGAAGGCTGCTCCCAACAGGAACAACAGCGAAGGCAAACCTGCCAGCAAGGTTGCGATCAAAGCAAGCGCAGGTGCCAACAGCACCAGAACAGCAACACCAATCAGGGCGAACCTACTCATGTGTGAGAAGCCCTCGCCTGCGGAGCTAGCAGAGCTGCCAATCCTGCTCAACTTCTTGGATAGGTCGCCATCCTGGTCGATATTGATCTTTACGTTCTTGTCCAGGGCGTCAAGCTTCTTCTTCAGAAGAGTTAGTTGCGCAGATGCCTTGGTCGTGTCGGCCGTAACCGGAATCTCGACCTTGAGATCCTTCTGAATCTTCTTTAGCTGAGCCTGTAGCTCCTGCTTAAACTTGGAGGTATCCGGTACAACCTTGACGGATACGCGACCAATGGTAGAGCCGCCAGGGCTGCTCATGTTTATCCTCCCTTAGCCTTCTTTGCGGCTAGCTGCCTACGGAACGGGTTGTTCTGGGCAGCATCCTTGTTGATCCGCTTAGGCCTAGGAGTCGGCTTCGGTGCCTTTGGCTTCCTCTTGGAGTTAGCCGCTGCTGTCACGTACGCCACCTGGTTAACGGAGTCGATGAGGTTGGCCATAAAGTATCTGTCCACGTCCCATCCCAAAAACTGGTCACCACCCCGAAGAACGGCAACGGTGCGAGACGCCAGGGGGAGTTGATTGATAAGCACAAGAATGGTAGACGGCTCGTATCCCGAACCGTCCCTCATTATGTCAACAAGGTTGAGACCATACTCGTGCTGGAAATCTGCGAGGATAGCCTCACCAGCCTTGTCGATTAGGCGGGCGAGGGCGATGCTTCCCCCGCCGAAGTCACCTCTACCCACTTCTCCAGGAGCATCTGTACCCTGAGGAGATCGTGATCCAGAAGCGCGATGAGCTGAGGACCCTTGCCGTGGTCGGTTACCGTCGAGAGAACCGTCTCCATCCCGGCCAGAATCACCGACTCGTCTAGATCGTTCTCGTCAACCGAGTCCAGCGTCTTGAGCTGTTCGGTAACCAGCGCACGCTCAGAAGCCGACAGACGGAGCACCTGACGGAGCACGTAACGGTCGGAACCAGCGTGGAAGTAGAATGGGGCGTACTTGGACTCAATCGCGTTGTTGAGGTCATCAAGCGTGAAAACGTTGGACATGGCGAACCCTTCAAGTTTGTGTGGTTGGGGACCCAGAGAAAAAAGGGGAGCACGGCGGGTCCGCCAGGAACCGTGCTCCCCCTTACCGATTACGAGTGGTTAACTCCGGTGTCGGTAGACACCCATGCGAACAGCGGATCGGTCGAGTTCTTGAGGAACGTCGCACGAAGTGGCATGTACGCAAACTCATCGATAGCCAACTCCATTGCGTCCTCACGTCGGATAGCAACCTTCGGAGCCCATAGGGCAATGTTGGTCGTACCGTCAATGATGACGATTAGAATAGCCTTCTCGATTGGCGAGGTCGGGGCGGACTGAACCTCGAACACACCTTCCGTAGCGCCACCATCGGCGACGGAGTAGTACAGACCCAACACGGTGTCGTCAAACTGGTGCGCGTTGAAGGTCACGTAGTCGGTCGATACCTCGGTAACAACCTCTCGGAGAGAAGCGTTCTGCCAGGTACCCTTTACTTCGGTGTCACCACCATCAAAGCCGAACACCGGGAGTTCGTCACGGGCCGTGTGGCCAATGGAAACCCACGTCGCAAGACCGACAGCAGGGTTAAACGTGTCGATAGCTCCAGGGGTCGGACGAGCCGTGCCGGTTGGAGCGAGGAGGATGTACCCCCTTGCCGGTGTAATTACGGCGACATCATTTTCTGCCATTCTGGCATACTCCTAATCTATTTTGCGGGACGTAGTCCCAACTGGATGAGGCCCTGAATACGCCAGGTGTCGTCGTAAGGGCTGTCAAACTGGGTTGGGCCAAACGTCTCGAAGTACGAGTGGATATACCCAGCAGGTGTGGTGGTCTGATTCAACCACGCCTCATACAGGATCTCACGGGCCTGGAGATACAGGTATTCTGTGTCTACCAACCCCACGTCTGTATAGGCGGTTAGTTCGATTACGGGCTTGTCAAGCCTCTGGGGGTCAACAGGTAGTCCTCCCAGACGTCGGACGTTGATAACCGGCCACTCACGGCCGTGGTCAACATCTGCCATCCAAGAACCTACAGTCACAGACGGGTCAAGCCTGTCACGTAGGAGAGGCAGAACTACGGACTGGATACGGGGCATCTTTGGAACGATGACCGCCACGTTCTACCTCCTTAGAGAAGTCGGGAAAGGATGTACAGGCCGTGGACATACCCACCACGGTGGTTCATATGACCAAACTCCACACTCATAGGTGCGGAGCCTGTCATTGCAATCTCGTAGTCCAAGAAGCCGTATTTGACGGACATGTTCTTCTTGATCTCGATCTTGTGATCACCTGTGTTGTAATGCCCTGCCAAGGCTGCCTTTGCGATGTTACCCAGGCGGTTGGCCTGGGATCGTACTTCGCTCTGGACCTCGGGTTGCTGTGAAATGATCTTGTTCATGGCCTTCTGGCCAATCAGTCGCAGCGTCGGCATTAGTTACGCCTGATGATATAGTCGGTATGTGCCGTGTTATTGGAGCCGTTGTACCTACGAGGCTTACCAATAACCGACCATCGCACGCCAAGCCACTCAACTTGGGCCTGAGCCCCCAGGTCTTCTGTCCAGGAGCGAGGTAGCCTGAGACGATAAACCTGTTCGGACTCGAAACCTTCGTTGTCCTGTTCGGCACGCCTTGCGGACGTGCCGGACTGCGCGGCTAGCTGCACTGCGGCGATGGTGGACACACCAACGTTCCCTGCTCGTGTAATCGTGTTTCCGTCTGCGTCGGTCGTTTCGACCTCTTGAAAGATGATTACGGTCTCTCGACCGGTATCTAGGAGACTCACGTAGGCCAACTCCCAACATCTTCCCACGGATAAGGAGGGAAGTTGTGTGTGTAGGGGCCGATGTAAGGACGGATGACATAAGCCCCCGCACGGACTCCCAAGAGAGCCCATTCGGATGCGAGAATATCGATACGTCCCGATGCAACCTTGACGCTGATCTGGTACGAGTAGTTTCCGTCTGTTTCAGCGGTATACCCATCTGGGTTTCGGATGAGACGCAGAATCGCTTCTGCCTCAACCATGATGACTACTTCGACATCCAGACTTCCGTCTGCCACGCGGGCATCCAGGTCTGGAATACGGCTACGGATCAGCAATTCCACGTCGTTGAGACGGGTCTGAACTACCGTGGTTTCCCCGGCTTCCAGTGGCCTACCGAGCCTGTCTACTACATCTTGAACACTCGCGTATGCCACCCGGACTCCTTAGAACGTGGTTGGCTTCAGCACGGAACGAATCAGTGCCATGAAACCGGTCTGTAGATCGGTGCGGGCAATAGCAGCCCAGCGCTTGTCGGTCGCCTCACGGGCGAACACCTGGTCTACCTTCTCACCAACCTGAATCGCTAGTTCCTTCAGCTCGTTGGTCAGATCGATCTCGTCCTGGGACAGATCGCGGTATCCAGTAATCGGAGC